TACTGTCTGATCAATAAATGCTTTTCTTCCACTACCAGAACCAACTGCCTGATAGTTTACTCTTGGTCCACCTTTCTCCTTTGATAAATCGTAAAACCAACGACTATAGATCTTAGAAGGAAAGGATGCACCTGCTCCACTCAGTCTGGTTGATGCCTCTGCCATCGGTGTTACTGCGAACAGACCGAGCAGGGCAACTGCTAATGCTTTCATTTGTTTAAAAAAAATACACTCACTTAATATAGCATAAGTGAGTGTTTAGTATCTTTAACTACAGATTAAGATCTGAATAAATTATGGTTAATCTATGTCATAGACTTGTCTTTTCTGATGTTCTGGGATTACCTTTTGTAACTCTATTGTTAGCAAACCATTAACAAACTCGACTTTACCAAGTTCTACGTCATCTGATAGATTAAATCCTCTAGCAAATGTTCTAGATGCTACACCTCTATGAACGTATTCTTCTTCTTGTGTATTTGGATCTTGTTCTTTTGATTTGACTAGCAGTACGTTTTGTTCAGTTGATACTTCTACTTGATCTTTCGACCAACCTGCGAGTGCTAGTTCTAGTCTCCATTTCTCTGCGGACTCTTTGACAATATTATATGGAGGGTATTGTCCTTGTGGTGTTCCTGTACCATATGCATGTAATCTATTGAATAGATCATCATATCCTACGCTATAACGATTTACAGCGTTAAAAATTGAATCGACATCCTTAGATGTCCACTTTGTTAAACCAGTCATGTTGCTCCTTAAATAAGCGAGTTTAGTTGTGTGTCCCCGAAGGCGACATCATTATTTAACCATAGAAATACCCAAAAATAAACTGTACATTCCGAACCTTTAGGTAAGGATTAGCACACCTATATAGTTGTACGTCAATGCGTATAAACTCACAAAACAATGAAAAAGTATTTACCTCTCATTATGTTATTGACTGTAGGTGGTGCTGCCCATGCAGGTGGTTTATCTACTAGACATCAGTCTAGTTTACAGTTAGTAGTTGAACCACAAGTGGTGCATCAGACACGAGTGGGAAACAGCTATTCTGTTTCTGGAACTAATGTTAATACCAGTCATACAGTTGGAACTGGTAATGATGCAGTAACAACAACTGGAGGCTTAGGTATCAACACTTACAGCGACAAAGGTGTTGCATCACCAGGATCAGTAGCAGTAACACAAAGTCAAGGATGTTCAACCACAAGTAACACAACAACTTGCACAGGCGGTTCGTTCTCATTCTCTCAGTCATTCATTCAAGGTGACGCTATCGATGGAACTTCTTCTACTTGGGGTGATATAAGCACTTACAGTGGTGGAACAGCAGGTACTGGAAAACCAGGATCAATCACAAATGGTCATGCCATTGCAATTGAACAAGGAACAAATGGTGCTGGAACGATCGGTGCAGGTAACTCCGTAACAGGTCAGTTCGTAAGCGAAATAACAATATTTGACTAGATATCATGAGGAATAAATTTAAATTATTCCTTCTTGTTGCAACGGCTGGTGCTATAAACCCAGTCATAGCAGTGCCTGTGGTACCAAATTTCACTCAAGGCTCGATGACGACCCACACGGAAACGACTTCTACGGTGAAAGAGACCATAAATTCGATGGACTATAACACAGGCTACCAATTTTCGGTAACGGGAAATGGAATTACAACAACTGATAATCTATCACCTACAACAACAAGTAGTAATGTAACTATTGAGGGAGTGAATTCAACATGGACAGGAGTAGGGTCAACACCCACATTCACACAGACAACACCAGGTGCAGCGTTTCAATACACAGAAACGATGATGGGACCAGGCTTGACCAACCACACAATAATACAGAGAGAAACCACCGTCCAAAGCGTCACAGACACAACCAGTATTTTTCAACAATAGCGATATCCCTTGCTATCACTGGGTTTATGCCTAGTGTTCGTGCTGAAACTGTTGGTGGTGTAAGTGCTACTGCGTCTCCAATCGCGAATAGTTCAGGCTCAGTGACCAACCAGGCAATACAGGTTTTACAAGGTCCATATATAACAAACACATATGGTAATGGTATACAATGCCAAGGTCCTACCATGAACGTTACGCCATACGTTACAGGTACGGCATCAGCACAAAAACCATTTGAGTCATACTGGGATTCACCAGTGTATGACATGTCAGATTTAAATGATGATGGAGTATTAGATAATCCAGGTAATATTTTATATCACGTTCCTACAAGAACAGCACAGAAAGATAACTATAACTTCTCAGTTGGTGTGTCTGCTACATGGTCTAAACCATTAGATAAGAAACTACAGCAGCAATGTAAAGAGGCAGCAGCAGCAAACATAGCACTAATGAACCAAGCCGTAGCCAACAAACGTCTCGATTTTGAGATCGCAAGATTAAAAAATTGTGGAACTTTGATAAAAGACGGAATTTCATTCCACCCTAAGAGCCCATACTATAGTATATGTGCAGACGTTGTTGTACAGAATGTGAATAACATAGCTCCACATGCACATAGCATACCTAAAAAAAAGATAGGTAACGCCAAAGATCTAAAAACTTTATCTATCGGTAATCCTTAACGTTTGATAGGAGGTAGTCCTTTTTTCTTACGATATTCATCCGTCACAATATCTTGACGGGTTGGTTTAATAACTTTCTTACCTAACTTCTTCTTTATAGTAGTAGTTAGTTTTTTTATGATTGGTTTTATAACTTTCAATAGTAAAGGTGTGGCAGCAGCTGCGGCTGTTGCGACTACTGCAATCGATGCGGTGGTGCTGACCTGATTTGTAGACGGTAAAAATTTCTCCACTAATGTTGTATCTTCATACAATACTACACAGGTAGTGCCTTGTAGTTCATGACCTATAACTCTCTCCTCTCCATTCTGAGTTAGGTCACCGACTCTAGGTTGATTAGGTGCAGGACATTCTGTCTCAGGTGGATCGATAGGTGGAACCTCTGGTGGATCTATGTCTGGAGATTCGGGTGGATTAACAACAGGAGGTGGAGGTGCTTCCATCTGCATTTGTAATTGCTCAGGCTCATAGTCCATCGCATCATATGAAGGAACACCTGCATCACAGAATACTAATATATTATCTTCGTCATCTTCAATTATTTTATTGCTTTTATCACTCTGCTCATGTGCTTCTACACAACCAGGCATATCAATAACAGGTGCACCTATTACAACAGTAGCAGGTGGTGCAGCAGGTATTGAATGTACAGGGTTACCCGTCAACCATTCTGGAACGTTCGGAATAAATACCGTATTATTTCCAATGGTTTTAATATTTACACTATTAAGTTGTGATCTGATAGGTTGTATATTAGGTATAGTCACAGACTACCTCTAGCAGTTCTCGTTTAAGTCCTCTGCCATGGTGCCACCTATATCGGCTCCTTGATTACCACCAAACATTGCTATCCAACCTGCAGCAACCCAACCTATGAATGGAATACCACTCACAGCAGGTGCAGCAGCAGCACCAATGCTAGTTCCAACTAAGCGACCAGTTCCCTCTGCACCTCCAATTGCTTTGATGCATTCTTCTGATCTTGCAGCAACAATCTCTTCAGTCTGTTCTGGAGTCAAACCAGGTGGCATATCTATCCAAGATCTCTTGTTAGATACAGGACCGCCTTGATTGGTCTTACCATCTAGGAAATATTCTTCAGCAACCTTAGTTGTTTCATTTGATAGTCCTAAGAAACCACCCTTAGTCTTAATATCCTTAGTGATATATGCAGTCTTAGGATCGTTAGCCTGATAACTTATCTTATATCCATCCTTGTTTGCTTGTATAGCATATGATGTATAGTCACCTACAGGTATATCCAAGTTAGGTAACTTACTTTCTGTTTCTCTTGTTGCAATATAACCTATCATTCCCAGATGGGATACTGCAAACAAACTACCAACTACACCAATTGATATCCACTTTACATTCATGGTAACCTCTTAAAATTTAGGCATTTCTAATGGGACTGGACCACCAGTTGTATCTGGAATACCTGCGTCTACAAGACCAGGTAATGCTTCACCGATTCCACCAGTTAGGGAACCTAATGCTTTCTCTTTGATGTCCTCTATGATGGCATCCTTTTGAGTATAAAGATACACACCACCGCCAACAACGGTAAGAGATACAACGCTAGACGCAATAGCAAGTACATTGATAATTTTTTGCATGATAATTACTTAGTATCAGGGACAATTTT